GCTGCTTTATGTTGATACTCAGCCAATACAACGACAACATGAGGTATAGTACTATGATCAAGAAAAGTATAAAGGTTATCGTAAATACTACGGAAAAGCCGTACAGAATCCATATCAAGATTATTAACAACCCATCTACGAACATTTGTGAACTCCTTTTCTTTCATGAACTTCATGACTTCTTTAATATTTATCTCTGCCATATCAACTAGGATACCAGCATCAATTCTACCAGAAATAGAATACCTTTGCAGTTCGTTTAGAATACGCCGCCAATCTGGAAAGTGTCTTTGTATAACTTCAACAAGAACTTTCTTATCATACTCTACACTCTCACTCTGTAGAATAAACTCCACACGTTTCATGAAGTCCATAGCAAGATTTGGTTTTTCAGACTTTGGAATCATAAAGTCAATCACACTACAACGAGAGTGTAATGGTTCAATCAATCTATTCTTGTAATTACAAGTCAGAATAAATCCACAGTTCTTATGAAACTCTTCCATGAAACCACGTAAGGCTGGTTGAGTAGATTGTGGATTTAGATAGTCTGCTTCATCAAGTATTAGATACTTTCTACCACCTTCGAGAGATACAGTAGATGCAAAGTTTTTAATCTTGGTTCGGAGAACGTCAATACCAGACTCCTCTGAACCATTGACCATCATAGATGTTGCACCAATTTCATCCAGTACAGCCTTTGCGATAGTTGTCTTACCAACGCCTGGACCACCAGATAGAATTATATTTGGAACATTACCAACTTCTACAAACTCTTTAAATGTATTTTTTAGAGACTCTGGTAGAATACAATCATCAACAGTTTTAGGGCGATACTGCTCTACCCATAAAAATGTGTCCATGATTAATTACCATAGGACGACTCAGGTTCTAGGGCAATAAAGTATTCAATATCAAAGTTAGAGTTTTTAAAGTAACTGATTTTCTTTGCAGAAACTTGGACATCATAACTTCCTTGAAGTAGTTTAAGATTCTCTACTTTAAACCAGAACTTATAAGCCTCTGCTGCATCATTACTCTGAACAACTTGAGTAGAGTAACTATTCGCAGTATCATTCTTTTTATCTGTGACACGAAGTTCACCAGACTCAAGAACCATATCAGGAACACCGATAACTGCTGCAGCCTTTGTTACTTCAGATAGAGTATCACTGGATAAGTTAAATTGAACTTCACTAGAAGGCATTGTAACTTCTTTAGTTGGGGAAGTAACAACAGAGGGGTCAGAGTACCAATACTTCAAAGATTTGCCATTAGAACCATCTTCAGTCATAACAACATAATTATCATTGAAATCTAGATTTGGATTTGTAAAGAGGGATAGTGCTGATAGGAATTCATTCAAATCGTAAATAGCAAATTCTTTTTCAAATTTCTCTTCTACTGTAGCCTTTGCAATAATGTTTTTCATTGCAGACATAGTAGAAATAGAGCTACCTTCTTTAATTACAAGGTTTTGATTAATAGTTGAGAAGTTCTTCAATACATTAATCGTTTCGTTAGTTAGTTTCATTTTCACTTTTCTCCATAATATCGTGATTGTGTAAAGCTATAATACCATAATGGATGACCTTTAGCAAGTCCCTTTTATTATAACCATCTTTTTTTCCATATCGTTGTGCGTATTTCATGATGTTGCCGATACAGAAACCTTCACCATGTCCACCGTCAATAATGAACTCTGTAGCTTGAAAGTGGTTCGTGCTATAGTGTTCATTATATGTCGAGTCGATATACTCTTTCAATTCTTTAAGAGCATTATTCTCATTATATTTGTAATTAATTATTGTACTTCTCCATTAAGATGAGCCTCTAATTCTTTTTTAGTATCAAAAATATTCCAGTTTACTGCTAAAGAACGTCTTTCGCCTTCACCAAAGAAAGGAAACACTTGATGCTTTAACCAGTTTGGAAAGATTATCAAACGACCAGCTACAGGTTGCTCATAAGATTCTGTTACTGGTCTTAGTTGCATTACATCCTTACGAGTAGTTGTACCCCAAACTAGTTGTGTCCAACCATCACAAAGACCAGAGGCATTAGTCAATCCCTGTTTTGCAATGTCATCCTCAGTAACACCTTTGATGCAACTTGGAACCTTCAACCATAGAATACCACTAAGTCCAGCTTCTGTTTTAACACCATGATCGTGTAATGGATTGTAGTCTCCAGCGTATGCATGATTTGTCCATAAATCAGAAACCATTGCTTTAGATATACGACTATATGCCTTCTGTAAGTATGCAGTGGCCATTGTATCTAAAAGATTTTTTAGTTGCAAACCAACACCGTCACTACAATCAAAATCTAATTGTGCAGACTTTTCATTCTGTTTTAATTGTCCTGCTAAATTTGCAGCATAATTGACATTATTTGGAATAGTGTCATTGTCAATATATTCGTTTACTTCATCAACAATTTCTTGAGGAAGGTCTAGACTAAATATTTTTACAGCAGGCTCCTCTCTCACACTCCAATTTGCAGTTTCTATAAAATTTTCATACTTATCCATTTAATTTATCTTCCAAGTTAAGGCTTACTTCCATGTCTGGATTTTCTTTCATTTGAGTAATAACTTTTGCATACTCAGAAGTGTAATAATTATGTGCTCCAGCAACATCCACATAGTTGAACCAACCAGTAATAATAATTTTAGTTTCTGTTGGAGATATAATACCTCTATGTGTATGTGTGAAGTCAGTAGGCCAGATTGCAGTTAAACCTTTTTTTGGTGTTAACTTTTTGTCCTGATACAACCATTCAGTTTCACCACCGTCTGTTACATCGTTTAGGTATGTCATGAACGCTAATGCTCTTTGATTAGTTTGATACATACCTCGTTCACAGTGCCACTTGGGAAACCCTTCGCCTGGCTCATAGTATTGAATGTTCATTCCCTCTGCAAAACAAACTGGATACATGAACGCATCATACGTTTCTTTGTAACTACCAAGAACTTGATTTACAAACTTCAAATAGGTTACTACAGATTTATTTGATGAGTTGGGGTAAATTGTAACATCTGTAGATGTTTTAGATTCGGGTTTAAGCCCTCCACTAACAACACCTTTTTGTTTATATTCACTACTGTTATGATAATAATCTATTAAATCATCGCAGAGTGATGTATCAAGCATTTTTACAGTATGAATAAAATCAGACATCATCTAACTTCACATGAACTGTAATTCCGCCCAAATCCATAGGGTAGATTTCGTTTCTATTCCAATCATCAGGAATCCTTTCAACAAAACTAGAATACTCTGATGGTGTCATCATTTTTTGCATTTCACTTTGAGATTCAATAACATTCCAATTCATACCAAGAGAACGGCGTTCACCATTACCATAAAACGGCATAACTTGATGACGCAACCATTTAGGAAAAATATACATAGTTCCAATTTCTGGCTGAACAAATTCTTCAGTTGGAGTTTTTAATCTATAAATATCTGATTTTGAATTTAATCCCCAAATAATATGATTCCAACCATCATACTGACCAACAGTTGTATTTAAATTAACTCTGTGTTGACCACGCTTTAGTTGACGTTCCAACATTTCATCAGGTAACTTTAACCACATAAATCCAGATAAACCAGCATACGTTGGTGTGCTGTGTTCGTGCAATGGATTATAATCACCACTATAACAATGATTGCTCCAAACAGTATAACAATCTGCATAAGACTTTTTATTATAACCGTTATTCAAAAATGCTGTTCCAGCAGAATTTAAAATTGTTTTGAATTGAGTTCCAACAGCTGTAGACAAATTCATTTCAAGTTGAGCTGATCTTTCATCTTGTCTAAATTGTCCAACAAGATTATTTTCATTTGATTTAGCATTAGCAATTGATACATTATCAATTTCTTCATTAATTTGATCTACAACAGACTTATGAAATTTAACTTTTGCAACCATATGATGAATTTGTGGTTCAATGGTAATTTCCATTTTATCATCACCATCTATACCTAATAATGGTAATACTACATTTTCTTCGCTCATAAATATCTCCTTAATATATAACTATAATAGAGGAAAGGGGAACAAAAGTCAATTCCCCTTTCCTTGTTATTATGAGTTTATTTCACTTCAATTAGTCGAGGCTTCTTTTCCTCTGGTACAATACGTTCTATATCAATATAAAGCATACCATTTTCTAGGTTTGCATTATTTACAACAAGATCATCAGCAAGAGTGAATTTACGTTCAAATCTGCGAAAAGAAATTCCACGATATTGCGTATCTTCATCTTCAGAATTTTCTTTTATAGAACGAACTGAAAGAGTGTTTTCAACAATTTCCACTTGGATGTCTTCTTTACCGAAGCCCGCTAATGCCATCTCAATGACATAGTGGTAGTCACCTTCCTTCCGAATGTTGTAGGGCGGGAATCCTTGTGCTTGTTGATTATCAACATATCTATTAAGAGTGTCGAATACATGATCGAACCCTACTGCATAGGGTGTAAGTTTATTGAAATTTTCGTTGAATAGACTCAGTGTGTTGCTCGTAACCATTTTATATCTCCTTTACTAAGCAAGATTATTATGAAGACCCTTTATGGCATCTTCTCTATTATATATACACCATGTAGCCCTAAAAGTCAATGCACTTTAAAAAAAATAGGGATACCGTTTCCAGTATCCCCAAGTTTAGAGAGAACTTTTTAGAAAGCATCACCAGAAACATCTGATGTATCTGAAACTTCCTCAGAAGCTTCACCACTGACATCCACACCAGCATCAATCTTGGTGTATAAATCCATGAAGGAAGCTTTAGTATCTTCATCAAACCGAGCGACACAAAGTTCGATAGACTTCATCTTGTCACCAAAGATTGCAAACGCTTTTACGATGTGATCCAGACGGCGAGTTGAGATGAGCTCATCGACTCCACCATCAAAGAAAGTCTTACGAATAACTTCAGACCAAGTAACTAAGTTGGTTGCAAAACCATCAAGGTCAACATCTGTATCAGAAGAGCAATACTTACGGATTGAACCCATAACGATTTTCTTTTCAATCGCAGCAGCAGGATATGGTTGCTCGATAGTAATTGCAAATCTCTCAAGGAAAGCTTCGTTGAGAATGTTGGTTCCAATGAACCGACCATCTTCTGAACCCTTACCTTTTGTGTTTGCAGTAGCAATCACATTGAACCCATCTTTAGGAGTAATCCACTTGTTTACTTTCTTGAGGTAAACACCTTTACCCTCAAGAACAGGTTGTAGTGCAAGTAACTTGTTAGAACCTAGATCACACTCATCAAGAAGTAATGTGCAACCACGCTCCATCGCTTCGATAACAGGGCCAGGAACAAACTTAGTCTCACCGTTTATCAAACGAAATCCACCAAGCAAATCATCCTCATCAGTCTCAATGGTGATGTTCACACGAATAAGTTCTTTCTTGAACTTGGCGTGAATCTGTTCGACCATCAGAGTCTTACCGTTACCAGAAAGACCAGTAATGAAGACAGGATAGAATAACTTTGATTTAATAATCTTGGTCAGAGTTGAGAAGTGTCCCCACTCGACAAAACCTTCAAAGCCAGTTGGAACTAAATTCTCAATATTAGATGATGCAACTAAATTCACAGTAGTATTTATCGACTCAGGAATAGGTGCAGCAACAGGAGCTGGGATTGTTTCGCCCGGCAACTTGTATGCATTATAACCTACTGAGCAAGACTTACGAAACCAAGTAGGAAACGGAATACTTGCTTTTGCAGCAACTTCCTTGGTTTGTGCTTTTGAAAGTGTCGCACCAGCACCAAACATCTCAGATGCAGCTTCTACAAACAATTTTTTACGTGGAGTAAGTTTTACAGTCATATTTTTTTCTCTCTCAATTTTCATCATATCTTATAATAACACAGTGAAATACATTTGTCAACAGTTATTTTCAATTATTTCAAAGTCTTTTTTATCTAACCAACGCCACTCATTAGTAGCTACTGATTTTATAGGTGAATTACTGGGCATGGGAGTCATGGAAATAATACCAACATCCTGTATAGTAAGAACTTCCCAAACATCACCCTGTTCACGAATACGGTTCTTACCGTGGCCAGTTACACCTTTGAGTCTAATATTCATTATGCATTAAACTCAAATAGTGTTAAACCAGAAAACAAAGTAGAACCATCTATATTAGGGATTTTTACCCTAACTGAAAAGTCAGTTCCGGCCATTGTGCGAACTTCTTCAATTTCACCTCGACCAAGGGGAGTATCAACAAATTCACCTTCAGCACCCCAAAGTTCATTCATAAAAATCTTTAATTCATTATTCATAATTTTCTCTCTCTCTCTTGATTATATTATTAGTATACACTATGGAATAAGGTTTGTCAACAAAAAAATAATTTTTTTTCTCTTTAGAATCAATGACTTAAAAAAAAGATTTTTGTTGACAAATGTCCCTGAGCATGGTATTATTAATAATAATCAAGAGATAAGAGATTCGTTAGGAAAAGTTGAATTATTCCTAAATAAAGTAAAATAATTGTTGACAAATCTTAATTAGTATGGTAATATAATAATATGATGAGAAATAAAAAGAACACCATTGCGAAACTCCTTGCTGAAGAGGACATTTTCGTAATTCATAAACAGATGGAAACCGCTTACTTTGATGTAAAGAATCGTGAGTTGGGTCTTCCTATCTGGAAAGAAAATGCAATCAATGATGTAGAAGAAGAGCTCATGGTTTGTCATGAAATTGGTCATGCTCTTGAGACTCCTTTGTCTATGTTAGAAGATGCAACTATTCGTAAGATTGAACATTCAGTTGTTAATGTTCTTGAGGATGCTCGTATTGAAAAGAAAGTTAAGAACAAGTATCTTGGTACTGTTCGTATCTTCAATGCAGGGTATGATTCTTTAATCAAAAAAGATTTCTTTGGAACGTCTGGTAAAGACCTAGCCACTTTCAATCTTATTGATCGTATCAATCTTTTCTTTAAAGGTAACACTGATGTTGTTTTCTCTGATGAAGAAAAGGTTTGGGTTGATCGTACTGCAAAGACTGAAACGCCCGATAATGTTCTTGATCTTGCAGAAGAGTTAATTGCATGGATGTCTGATAATCCTGAGTCGATGGGTTCTCCTGATGAGTCTGATGAAGGTGAGTCTGGTGAAGCTGGTAACGGTAAATCTGATAAGTCTGATCCTACTGGTGAAGGTGAGTCTGGTAAAACTGGTAAAGAAGAAGGAGAAGAAAATGATATTTCAAAAGATGTTTCTAAGTCTGATGATGATAATAGCAATGCCAATTCTAGTGGTGATGATTCTGATGATGCTGATGATGCATCCACTGATGATAAAAAAGAATTAAAAGTTCCTGATACAAAAGATGTTGTCGAAGGTGGTAAAGGTGGAGAGGGTGCTGCATCAACTCCAAATATTACTGCTGAAACTGACTCAAAGTTTGGTAAGTCTATCACTGATGCTCGTGACATGAACGCTCAAAATGTTGACTATGTTCGTATCAACGATATTGATTTAGATGATGTTGTTGTTCCTTACAAGAAAGTTATTGAGGAGAACGAAAAGTATTATAAAAAAGATATGTACTTTATTTCAACTTCTAATGAAATCAATGAACTTAAAAAGTCTTCTAAGAAAACCGTTGCCTATATGGTCAAAGAATTTGAAATGAAGAAATCTGCTGATGCGTATGCTCGTGCAGCAGTTTCTAAAACTGGTTCTTTGGATATGGGAAAGTTACACACTTACAAGTACAATGAAGATTTGTTTAAGAAAGTAACTACTCTGCCTGGCGCTACAAGTCATGGTTTGGTAATGTGCTTAGATTGGTCTGGTTCAATGGCTGAAAACCTTAATGGTACTCTTTCACAATTGTTTAACCTAATCTGGTTTTGCCGCAGAACTAACATTCCTTTTGAAGTGTTTGCATTTTCTGATGTTTATCCAAAATTAAATGGAGTAGAACTTGAAAGAGAAGCTGGTGTTTTTCAATTGCGTAATTTTGCAATGTTGAATTTCTTTTCTTCAAAGATGACTATTGAAGAAGAAATGAAAATGATGCACTATGTCTGGATGATTGCTAATCAGTGGGGAAATCGTGATTGGAATGTTGATGGATATCCACAGCGTGCTACACGTAGTTATCAGTTAGGTGGAACTCCACTAAACGAAGCTATTCTCGCAATGATGAATATTGTTCCTAAGTTCAAGAAAGAAAGTGGTGTTCAAAAAGTTCACAGTATTTTCTTAACTGATGGTGCTGGTAGTTCCTTATCTACAAAAAGTGAGTGGATGCTAGATACTAAAACAGGTAGTCCTAGTTTCGGTAAGCACTTCTTAGGTTATTCTACTTTATCAGGGAAAATGGTAATCACTGATCCTGTAACCAACAAGACAGTAGAAATTGATAATGATAAGTGGAACAGAAGACTTAATGTAACTCCTGCTCTTCTAGAATTGTTAAAGAATCGTGTTTCAGAAATGAATGTTGTTGGTTTCTTTGTTGCTGGTTCCGGCCGTCACGGTAGAGTAAAAGCTGATACTCTACGGTATGCTGTTGAAGGGTGGAATTCCAAATACAATGGTGATGTTGAAATTGTGAAAGCACTTTCTGACCTCAAGAAAAACAATGTGTTTGTTTCAAAGTCAAAAGGATATGATGAATACTACATTCTGCCTGGCGCTGCACAATTGAATGTTGAGGAATTTGAAATGTCTGATGAGTTGGTTGGTGCTTCTAAAGCAAAACTGAAGACTGCTTTTGCAAAGTCTTCAGCTGGTCGCATTTCAAGTCGCCCGCTACTCAATAAGTTCATTGCAATGGTTGCTTAATTGTGTAATTAGATCATGTAGTGTCTTTTTATTCAGCCATGTTTTTATACATATATCATAATTTGTTGGCTCTATAAAGATGTTATTTGTATCTTCATACCTACCTTTTTGTAAAGTATTCATCCATATAATTCTATCTGGAGAAAATACTTTCATTAGGCTTGGTAGAGGGCAAATGAAACATGATATAGAAATATTATCAAGTTCTGCAAGTTTTCTCATTCTATTTGCTTGACGATATCTTCCTTCATTTGAAAAGTCCCAATCATTATATATCTTTCTTATTACATCAGCATCCCATAGTGGTACACCAAAATGTTTAGATAATCGTTTTCCTAACCAAGTCTTTCCTGATCCAGGCAGTCCCATAATTAAAATTTTCATATCATCTTACACGTTTCAGTGTCTACTATCACGGCCCATTATTATATGGTAAATCCAGACCGCCGTCTGGCATGGTCATTTCTGGAAGTTCACCTCTGGACAGAGACATATTAATAAGTTTCTTTCTTTGTTTAGTGACACGCTTTCTAGCTCTATCAAGTCTGAGTCTAGAAACTTTTTTAGTGAAGTCAAGTCCTTCCATATGATCATATTCATGTTGGAAAACTCTAGCAGTTAAATCGGTGAAAGTGTCTTTAATCACTTCACCGTTTTCATCTTCATATTCAACTTCAATCCAAGATGATCTTTTTACTTTCAACCACAAGCCAGGAAAAGATAAGCATCCTTCATCCATAAGTTCTTGAGTTTCACTTGAAAATATAATTTTAGGATTGAAACAAACAATCTTTTCTCTTTTTGTAAAATCACTATACATTACAAAAACACGTTCCATGATTCCTACTTGATTACCAGATAGACCAATGCCTTTGAAGTTATCCATAGTTTCAAGTAAGTCTTCTTTTATTTGTTTACGATCAGCACCTTCACTAACATTAGAAAGTGGAATTGTTAGTAGTAAGTTGTCTGATTTAATTAATTGATGTGTGGCCATAATGTTTATTCAATACCTCTAATTTATCTTCAGCGTGAGCCATTTTATCAATCTGTTCATCAACAGCTGCTACCAAGTCTGGATGCTCACCAATCCCTGCTGGGCGTGTTAAATATACTTCTATATTTGCTTGTGCATGAGCAATGTCTGCTTCATACATTTTTCTTAATGCGTTTATCATATTATGTCCTTCCATAAAATTTTGTAGGTTCATTATTCTTCTCATCAAATAAGTACCAAGCACAATTATCTTTGCCTGTCATATTACCAAACCATTTGATTCGTCCCACACTTACGATCTTACTACACATACTTATGTATTTTTTACTCTGTTTTGTATGAGGCCAGTCTGCATCAAATAGTAACCAAGTAGGAAACTTTGGTGCAAAAAATTCAATCATTGGATGTAATATTTTTCTGTCCCACGGCGGGTTTGTAATTATATACTCTGTCTCTATCAGTTCTTCTAATCCTAGTTTATCATATGAACTTGTATGTATACCTTCTGCCTGTGGTTCAATATCACTTGCCCACATACAAACACCCTTTGTTTCTAAGTGATTGATTAATGCACCATCACCAGCACAAGGTTCAGCAAATAGAAAGTTCTCCTCTAGATGTTCTAAAAGAGGATACACGGCTTCTATCGGCGTTGGATAGAAGTCTCTAGGTTTTCTTTCAAAGTCTGATCTCTTACCCATTATTCTGCCACATGACTAAAGTTCTTTATCTTCTCAAATCGTATTGTACTTCTAAACTTATCTACAAGTACATCCTGTTTATGACTAATTACAAATACGTTCTCACCGTCTAGAGTATTGAGTATCTTGAGAAACTCATCTGTACCTGTCGAGTCGAGAGAGCTATCAAATATCTCATCCAGTATCAATAGATTGGTGTTTGTGCTGTTCTTCATCTTTGCAACCGCTCTCCACGTAAAGAGTAGTGCAAGGTCAATACGCATCTTCTCACCTTCACTGAACGAGGCATAGGTAAACTCATCTCTAAATCTAGATTTGATTGTTTCCTCAAAGTTCTCATTCAGTGTAAAGTTTACGTAGAACTCCATTGCAGTAAGATATGTGTTTATCAGTTTGTTCATGATAGGTAGATACTGCTTGATAATCTTTGTCTTGATACCAGTATCCATCAACATACTACGAGCTGCCTCTGCATAAGATTTATCTTCTTGCAATTTTATCTTTTGTTCGTTGTATGACTTCAAGGACTTTTTGAGTTTGGTTAACTTACTCATATCATCTTTACTAAGTTCACCAGAATCCAACTCATCAACTTCTGACTGTAGAGTTTTATTAAACTTCTCAAGTTCTTTGAGAGAGTAACTTAGTTTCCCTATCTCAGCATCATTCTCTCGTATCTTTTTAATATAATCATTAATGGCTGACTGTAAATCTTCAGATAGTTTGAGTTCTTGGTTTAAATCCTCAACACCCTTATTGAACTTATCATATTCAGATTGTTTTTTTACAATCATATTATCTTTAAATGTCTCATCAATATGTTGCTCACACGTAGGACAATCATCATTATTCTTAAAGAAATTCATATACTTCTTTATAGCAGAACGCTTCTCTTTTAGGGTTGCATCAAGGCCCTTTAACTTCTGTACCTTCTTACTATTCTCATCAGAATGAGAAGTGTTAAACCCTAAAGATTCATTTAACTTTTTTAGTTCATTTATCTTACCTTGTCTACTGTGTACCTCTTCTTCATTACCAGTAATAAGAGTAGTCTTTTCTTTAATCAGTTTATCTTTATTCTTTTTTACACTCTCAATATACTTGTTCTGCAACTCTATCTTTTCAGATGTTAAATCTAAATTATAAGTTACATCTCTCTGATCTTCTGAAATACCTTTTAGTTTCTGTTTAAGAAGCATATTCATTAGAGAGAAAATTTGAATATCTAAAATCTCTTCAACCACTTCTCTACGATGACGAGCCTTGAGTTGCATAAAAGGAATAAAGGTAGATGATCCTAAAATAACAACCTGAGTAAAACTACGATAGTTTAGTTTGAGTATTTGTTGTTCCAGATACTTCTGATAGTCTCTAGCGTTTGCATCTTGATTATACATCTTATCGTTAATGTAAATCTCAAAAGTGTTTGGTTTGATACCACGAATTACCTTAAATGTTTTTGTACCAATCTTAAAACCAACTTCAACTTCACAACTACCACCATTAACGGTATTGATCAGTTGTGCTTTATTAATACCACGAAAAGGTTTACCGAACAAACCAAAGCATAACGCATCAAGAATGGTAGACTTACCAGCCCCATTCTCTCCAATTATCAGTGTCGTATTATTTCTGTCTAGTTGTATTTCGGTAAATTGATTACCAGTTGAAAGGAAATTTTTCCACTTCACATACTTAAAAATTATCAATTATAGCTCCAAGTCTTGTGCTTCATTATATAGAGACTTCATTGTATTCTTGAGTCTCTTTTTATCTAGTGTAATATCCAAATCATCAATGTATCTCTCAAGTAGTGTCATAGTATCTTCTGTATTTTTTACAATATCATCCGATACATTATTTGCATCTAACTCTGAGAAATCCTCAATGATCTTAACTTCATGTGCATCAGCCATTAGAAGTCTGTCAGTAAACAAATCAAACTGATACAAGTCTTTCTTATTTACCACTATGAGTTTTACATACTTCTCTTTGTATTTGGATACATCGTGCTTACTATAATCGTATTCTGTATCATCATAGTAAATCTTCTCAAATAGAGTGTATGTGTTTACAATACGCTCAAGCTCTCTTGTGCCAGTATCAAAGATATGAAAACCTTTAGGGTCTTGATAATCATTCCAGAATAGTTCGTATGGTGTGCCGAGATAAAAGATTTGACCGTCATCTGACTTATGATGAAAGTGGCCACTGAATACAGTTTCAAATCTACGAAAGAGTTTCTTTTCAAACTTACCCTCTGACTTATGACCCTTATACATTTCAAAACCACTGACCTCAAGATGCCCCATAAGAATGTCTGCATTTGCAGTATTCAGAGCGTCCATTGAAGCTTCATAGTTATTTGAGTTAATCCAAGGCATAAACAAAATAGGTGTACCATCAAACTCTACAACCTCTGGACCTGTATAGATTTTAAATCTATCAGAACCAACGAGCTCTTCCATAGAGTTTACTTCATTTGTATTCTTATAATAAGTGTCGTGATTACCGATTATAATATGAAGGTCAATACCCATCTCTTTAAAACGATTTATAAATCTCTCACGAAAATCATTTGCAATTTTATAACTGATATACTTACGCCTATCCACAACATCACCCATATGGACACACGTTGTAATACCTCTTTCTTTTAGAGTTGGAAAAAATATATTTTCATAGAACTTGAAAAAGTATTCATTAAAATTTGAGTTGTCATTTCTTGCACCAAAATGCGTGTCGGTAATAATAGCTACCTTCAAGTATCTGTCTCCATGAACTTCTCTAAACCTTTTGCTGGTTTATCTTCTTTCTTTTTAGGTTTGTATACGTCTTCATCTGGAAGCATTACAATAGGATCAAAACCAGAAACAATATAAGAATTATCGTCACCTTCCATTGTAGTAAAAGCTTCATAATTAGATTTCTCAATTATTTTATTTCTTACGTGCGTTTGTTTCTTCTCTTTTTGTATTCTACGCAAAAATGCATAGTAGATTATTTGTGTAAAATATGCAAAAGGATTAGAGGATTTTTCTGGATTAAAATTCTTTACATACTGTAAACAGTTTTCAATACCATCTGAAATCATCTCATCTCTATAAGTGTAGTTAATAAAGTTTGGCCTATAAGATAGGTGTGTAGCTATCTTTAGAAAACACTCACCAATGTAGTTTGTTACTGGTGGAATGTTATCTTCATCTGGCCATGTCTCACGCCATTCGACCATTGCTTCCAAGAACTTTTTATTGTCTACATAATGTGGCTTTTGTTTTTTGTTTTTTATCATAAGGTACTCCTAATATATTAATTACTATACTATACTGAGAGTAATTTGTCAATACCCTAAAGAGACTTGACATATCTTATTTTATGTGTATAATAGGTTATGTGGAACCGTTAATGAATAAGTTTACTTGGTGATTCTTTTTCTTCTAATAGTTCATCATATATATCATCATTAGTATAATCATCTAATTCTTTTTCATCACTATCGAATTCACCATATTCTTCATCGAATTCAGTTACTATTCTTTTAAGAACATACTCATAGTACTTTGTTAATCCTGGCGATGCAGCTGCAGAAGTTACCACTGTCGTAGCAGGAATGGAGAAATATTTTTGTTCCGTAAATGGTTGAAACCAACGTGATAAACTTAAACCTTCACGTATACCCTCTGGGCCCACTTCTTTAGTATGAGTTATCAGTAGTGGATTTTGTATTTCATAAACACGTTTTGTCAATTCTTTCTCTACATTGTATTTTTCAAAATCCACTTCACAGATTATATCTTCTCCGTTAGCTAACTTTAAAACTGTAT